CGTGGTGGGCGGGACGACCCATTCGCGGTAGTAGCCGCCGATCGTGTCGTCGTAGAGCCACTCGAAGGTCGTCGCCCGCCCGTTGACCTCGCCCCGGGTCTCCTGGTCCCGCTCGACTGCGGATACCCGCGCCATGCCATTGCGGCGCACGCTGTACCCGTTCTTGTACTTCGTGTACGTGAACAGGGGGAACGTGTTATCCGGGGTCGCCTTGTCGACGACGATCATCCCGTTTGCGTCCGGAGTCTTCCCCGTCGTCAGCCGGCGGACCGTTTCGTTGAACTCAGCCAAGTTGATCGCGACGGTCAGCGTCTCATCGCCGGCCAGCTTGTAGCCCTTCTGGAAGAACTCGATCGCGTCTTCCGTGTCCGCCGCATCCTGCGACCCGCCGTCGACCTTGAACAGGCCGACCTTCGCGTAGCCGGTCGGCAAGACCAGCGGAGTGGCCGCGCCCGCCACCGACTCGATCAGCGTCGGATCACCGGTGAGCTGGACAGCGGCGAATCCCGTGAGCGGGACGCTCACAGCACTCAGGTCATTTCCTTCAGCATCTACTGCCATGAAACTTGCTCCTGTCATGAGAGAGGCCCCGCCGGGTACACCCGGCCGGGCCAACTGGGGTGGGGTGGCGAACGCCTCGACTACCAGATGCCGACGACGATGTAGTGGACGGCGAGGTACTGGCGGGCCACCGGTTGGTCATCTGGGACGGCGTATGGTCCATTGCAGCCGTCCCAGTCGACGGCTGCGATCGGTGACCCGTCGAGTGTGGCGATCGCGTCATCGGAGAGGATCGCGAGGATCCTCCGGGCCAGGTCCGCCGTCGGCTGATCGTCCTCGCGGGATCCCCACAGGACGCTCACGCCGACCATGCGATCGAATGTGACGGCCGAGATCCTGGGTCCAGAGTCGTCACGCACGACGATGAGAGGACTGTCCAGCGGGGCCGTAAGGTCCCCTGGCTCCTTGTTCGAGACCTCGACCGGCGTCCCCTCGCCGGCGAGGACCGCGCGCAGGTAGTCGCACAGCCACTGCTCGAGGTCCGGCGGCGTCACGCGGGCCATGTCACAGGCCCTTGATCCGCTGGAGCGACCGGGCGAGGTTGCCGGTCTTCGACTCGACGAGGAGCGTCTTCCGGTCCCGTCCGACCACCCGGAAGACCGCGCGGTATGCGGCTCTGCGCTGCTCGACGGCGATGCCGGCCTTGTAGTCGCCGGTCGCCACTGGGGCGTTGTGGCGGGCGATCGCCGCGGCAGCCTCCGCCGTCTTCTTCGTGAGGGCCACGACCCCGGCTGACTTCATGATCCGATCGAAATAGGCCTGGTCGAACGTCACGGTCGTCGCGCTCTTCGTCATCAGCCCTTCACCTCCGACAGTCGACAGATCCGGTAGGGCTGCCAGCCTGTGAACGGGTTCTTTGGCGCGGTGGTGAAACCTTTGACCCGCCATACTCGGTCGTCGTCAGCCTCCAGCCGGTCCCCGCGCCGGACGTCGACGGACGGTTCTGTGTAGAACGTGGTTGTCGCGGTCGTCTCGGACCGGGAGGCATCGGGGATGTCCTGCGACTCCTCGACGTCCAGGAAGCCGCTGACGGGCAGTCTGTCGAGGTTGCTCTCGTCGGGGATCGTCCGCTCCGGATTCCTGGGATCCGGCTTGCGGGCGGGCCGCACCCGGGTCAGCGTGTCGGTGAACCGCATCAGTCCTCCTCTGGCCAGAGCTCGCGGTAGGCACGCGGCCACCCGGGGAACAGGCCGACGGGATGGTCGGCGCTCTGTGCGGTGGATGGGCACAGCGAGCGCAGAGCGTCACGGTCATCCTGCGTGAACCACGACGACGCGGCGCCGTAGGTCACGCGAGCCGTCCCGACGCCCTGGGATGCCACCGATCGGACGCCGCGGGCCAGTGCCTCTCTGGCGACGCCGGAGAGGATCGCTATCGCGTCCCTCTTCGGATCGTCGGCAAGGGAGTCGAGGCAGGGGGCGATGGCCCTCGCATGCACGATGACGCGCCGCGCGAGTTCCGAGTCCTCGATGTCGAGGTCCTCCGGCTTGATGGCCATCGCCCCCTCCTCTCACTTCTTCGGATCGACCGACTGATCCGCCGGCGGATCCTCGGACGCCTGCCCGTTGGGCGAGTCGCCCTCGTCGACAGGCTTCTCCGGGGCCCTTTCGATGAGACCCAGCGACAAGAGCCGCTTGGTCTCGTCAGGCTCCACCGCCGCGGGGACAGGACGCCCGCGGTGGAGATAGACCTCCCCGCCCTGGGCTCCGGGCACCTTCACGACGATCAGAGCCGCGCGCACCTGGTACTTGGTCTTGGCAGCCATGCGATCAGAGCCCCGTCCCGGTGATCGAGACACCCGCCGTCGGATCCGTGACGACCGGGATCGTCACGCGCCGCGAGCGCACCAACCAGGAGTCGTTGTCGTCCTTGCGGATGGACTTGACCTCGATGCCGGGCAGCGCCTGGGCGTAGCCGGGACCTGCGAGGTTCTCGTCGGCCATTCCGCCGAGTTCGGCGGTGTCGACGAGCATCGGGTTGGCGGTGGGCGTGTTCTTGGACCGCAGCCACGTGAGGTCAAGCACCGTTGGCCAGGTGCCCGTGATGAGCGGGTTGGCGGCCTCGCGCGGGAGGAGCCCCGCGGCGAGGAACTGGGCCATAACCTTCGCGTACGCGCTGGGGGTGAGGACGATCGTGTCGAGGACGTGGCCCTCGCCGGACTCCTCGGCGGCGGCCTTCGCGAGCTCGACGCTCTCGACGATCGCTTCCGGTGTCGTCCACTGCCCGGTCGCCGACTGGGTGGCGGTGATCTTCGAGGCGATGACGCTCAGCGCCATCGAGTCGACGAACTTCACCATGCGGTTGACGAGGGCGGTCAGGGACTTGTCGACGACGTCGATGCCGCGGCGGGCGATGGACTCGTCGGTGATGGGCACGTCACGGCCCCACTTCTCGACCTTGGCGGCCGCGAGGTCGCCAGCGGTGATCTGGGAGCGCGGGTACTCGCCGCCGGGCTGGATCTGCTCCGGGTCGTCCGGGGCGAAGAGCGGCTCGCCGGTCTCGTAGAGGATCGCGCCGCCCTGGGCCGTGTAGCGGCCGGTGAGGAGCGCGTCCGCGATGAAGTGCTGGTTGGCCAGGGTGCGGACACGCCACGCGAGAGCCGGCTGGTTGCGAAGCAGCTGGTGGATCTGCTCCGTGGTCAGGGTCCCGGTGGCGGTGATCGCGGGGACCGGGTAGGTCAGAGAGTTCCCCATGGTGTGTTCCTCCTCAGTCCAGGGCGATCTGGGCGGCCGCGTTGGCCGCCGCGCCGGTGAGAGCGAGACCGATGCCGGTCCCGGTGGCCTTGGCGATCTTTCCGTCGGCCGCGGCGTCGACGCGGTCTCCGGCGGCGATCGCCGATGAGGCGATGAGCTCCTGGACGCCTCCGCGCAGGACGAGGACGCGTTCACCCTCCGCAGCGTCCGTGGCGGCCGCGCCGACGACCTTCGTGGACCCGACGCCAGCGGTGCTGACCTCGCGGTTCCCGGTGACCTCGACCAGGCGCTGCGCGGTGATCGCAGATGCGGCGTCGAACGTGACGGCCGCGCCGGGCTTGAACAGGTGGATGTGGCTCATGATCAGTGGTCCTCCTTCGGGGGCATTCCCCAGGCCTTGGCGAACTCCGCCTCTGCGGAGGCCTCGGAGTCCTTGCCGGTCCCGATCTCCTGGACGGGAATCGTGTTGGCCGGCATCGACGCCAGGAGGGCCGTTGTGCCGTCCTCGTCCTTGTCGGCCATGTCGCGCCACTGCGTGCGCGAGACCGGGGCGATGCGCCCCTCCCTCACGGCGGAGTCGACGAGGGCGTCGCGGCGGGCGGACGCCTGGGCCGCGAGCGCCTGGCGTCCCTGCTCGGCCCCGTCCTTGAGCTCGGCGAGGACCGCCTCATCGATGAGGACCGTTCCGGCGGGCGGCTCGAACGGCTCGCGGGCGTGTGGGGCGAGGCTCTCGTCGAGCTTCGCGAGGATCGTCTGGTCGTCCACGTCGGCGTCGGTGATGCCGAGCCGTTCGCGGAGACCAGCCGAGAGAACGTCACCCATGGTGATCTCCTCTTCTTCGGTGTGTGTGGTATCCCCCGGCTCGGATGCCGGAAGCTTCATGGTGGGGGCTGGCGCCTGGGCGCGCCCCGGGTAGCGGAAGCCGCTGAGGTCGAAGTGGGCGGCGGCGGCCGGGGCGTCCACCCACTCGTCGGCGAGGCCCGCGAGGACCGCTTCCTCGGCCGTGTACCAGGACTCGGACTTCATCGCGGCCCGCCACGTGTCGCGGTCTCCTCCCGCGCGGGTCACGTAGACGTCCGCGTAGGAGTCCGACAGCTTGTTCAGCATGTCGGCGGCCTGCAGCATCATCGTGGCGTCACCCTGAGCCCACCCGGAGGCCTCGTGGATCATCATCTGGGCGCCGCGGTTCATGGTGACGTGGTCGCCGGCCATAGCGATCACCGACGCCGCGGACGCTGCGATCCCATCGACGATGACGTTGACCGTGGCCGGATGCCGGCGTAGCGCGTTCATGATCGCCAGCCCGTCCCATGCGGCCCCGCCCGGGGAGTTGATGATGACGTCGAGCTCGTCGACGTCGAGGGCCTGGATCTCGGACACGAAGTCCTTGACGGTGACACCGTCCTCCCACAGGCTCGCGCCGATCGTGTCGAAGATGTGGACCTCGGCCGACGTCTTCTCGCCACTGTCAGCCTCAGCGCGAGGCGCGGCGGCGATGGCGAACCACGCGCGCGCCTGCCCAGGGTGGGCGGCCTGCTCGCTCATGGGGGTATCAGGATCCATCTCGGCTTCCTTCCGGGGGGTTTCCGATGAGTTCAGCGCCGGCGCGCTCCACGAGGCGTCGCGCCTCCCGCTGGTTGAGGACCGGCTGGTCGGTTCCGAGGTAGACCTTCTGGACCGTCTCTGCTGCGAACCGAGCCCTCTGCGCATCCTCCTCATCTACGAGACCCCCCCATCCGCGCCAGGCTCGCCCTTCACGGGGAGCCCGTACTGCTCACGCAGGAACGCTTCCAGCGGCTCGTCAGGATGGACCGCTCCCGCATCGACTAGCGTCTTGATCGCTTCGGCCGTGAGCTGATGCTCCTTGCCGATCTGCTCGCACACGAGGCGCGGCGCGGGTTCCTCCGCGCCCCAGTTGAGGTCCACGAGATCCTCGACGACGTGCTGCTGCGTGACGTCTTGGACCTGCTGCGCCACGGCGTTGAGGGACTGCGCGAAGAAGTCCGCAAACGTGCTCCCCAGGGCCCACGATCCGGTCTCGGTGCCGAGGTTGAGGAAGTGAGCGAGGACGCTCCGGGCGATCTGCTCGTCGTGGTAGCGGATCGGCCCGTCAATCTCCGGGAGCTTCCCCGAAACACCCTTCAGGTCGAGGGATGCGCCGGCGGGGAGAGACGCGCCGGCAGCCTCACCGGAACGGAACTCGGTGGCGACCTTGAGGCCAGCCTCCTTCTCCGCAGCGTTCCACGTCTTCTTCTCCTCCGGCGTCCCACCCTCGGGAGCCGGCGCTCCGGTGTAGACGGGGACGCCCAGGCCGTTGCGGTCAATGACGAGGGCCTGCGCGCGGATGAGGCGATCTTTGAGCAGCCAGTTCTTGTAGGCCGAGCGAAGTAGGGACTGGCCGATCCAGTCACCGCCCTCACGGTCGTTGACGTAGGCGACCAGCCGCTCCACAGGGATCTCCACCTTGCCCGTGGCCGCGTACTGCTCGATCGCTTTCAGGCCCCCGTCCGGGGCGACGCTGATCTTCGCGATCGTGTGCGGAGGCCGCCAGGCGAGCTTCTTAAGGTGGGCGAGATCATCGTCCTGAATGTCGTAGACCTGCTCGAAGAAGCTCGCGCCGAACGTCAGCTCGAGCAACGCCAGGCGCAGGTGCTCAGGCCAGGAGAACCTGCCGCGGGTGCGGCGCGGCGAGCGCGGCGCCTGGCCCTTCACCTGCAGCCCGAGATCGTTGGCAACCAGGTCAACGACCTCCGGGCGACAACCCGCCGGGTCGATCGCCCACTGCGCGGAGCGGATCGGGAGCGTCACCGCTCGCAGCACGGAGCCCACCTGAGCATCCTCGCGGCGCATCCGGTCGTAGACCTTCACCGACGCCGGCCACCGCAGGTCCGGATTGTCCTCCCCCACATTGACCGCGAGGTCCGTCCAGGAGGCCAGCGGGCTCACCTGGTACCCGACTTCTTGCACCGGCCCTCACCCGCCTCTCAGAATTGCGCCGTCAAGATGTTCACTTCAGGACCGCCGGAGGCATCCCGGCGGATGACGGCCGCCTCGGCCGGCATCACGATCGGGTCCGGAGGGTCCGGCTCGCACTGCTCCAACCCGTACAGGGCCCACGTCTCTGCGATCGCAGGCGAGACGTCCGTGACCGATCGGTAGCGGTTCCACGCGTCGTTCTCCGCGTAGCGGGCAGTGACGCCGCCCTCGATCGCCAGGCGGACGTTCGGTTGCTCGATGGTGATCAGCTGCCCGTCGCGGACCCGGTCTTTGAACCGGCCAGTAGCGATCCCCACGTGAGAGCCGTCGATCTCATGGACCGTGAAGCCCGCATCCTGCAACGGCTTCACGAACTCCATCGCGGGGCAGCCCCTCGACTGGACCGCGACCTCCCACTGCCCAGACTCCTCGGCCAGCTCCTTGAGGTAGTCGGGCAGCCAGAGCATTCCCGGGCGCTGCGTGCGGACTTGGACGAACGGGCGTTGCGCCTCGGTCATCACCGCGGCCGCCACGACCGTGCGGCGCCGGTCCTTCGACGTGTCGACGCCCCATACCGTCCGAGATCCCTTCGGGATCACGATCGACGCGGGAGACCGATAGCACTTCGCGAACTCGTTGATCTCGATGTAGCTGTCGACCTTCGCGGAGACCCACTGGCACAGGACCTCGGTGCGGTACTCGGCGTCGGGCATCGAGTTCGCGTCCGAGAGGCACTCCTCGACGCTGATCGCCCCGTACCCAATGGAGGGGTTCGCCTGGAGGATGCCTTCGACGTCGTCCTTCGGGCAGTCCGGGATCGCGGACCACTCGAACAGGCCGATCGACGTGTCATGTTCCGGATCGTTCGCGTAGTCCTCGATCGCTTGGATGCCGGCGCCCACATAGCGGTCCCACTCGCTGATGAGCTCCAGTCCGCGGTCGCGCTGCGCCTTGAGGACCACAGCTTCGGGGCCTCCGGCGCTGGAGATTCCCCACAGCTGGTTCGACCAGAACGCCTTCGTCGTCTGGGACAGTGCCGTCCACGCAGCCCAGTTGTGATGCTCGCGCAGCTCATCCATGAGCACGCGGGCCGCGGGCTTGCCCCTTGCGTTCTTCGCGGCGCGCATTTCGTAGTGGGCGCGCGACCTCGCGTAGATCGCCTGCTCGCCGTGGGCGTCGACCACCTTCGCGGTGGCCGCCTGCAGCATCGGGATCGCCAGCTCCGCTTCCTCCGGCGTCTCCGGCTCAGGATCAGCCCACTGCTTGACCTGCTTCCACGGGCCCGACGCGATGTCCAGCGTCTGAGCGGTGCCGACCACCTTGAATTTCACGGGCGGCACGCGATCCGGGTGCCGCTTGCTGTCGACGAAGACCCACCAGGCCGCGAGGACGGCGGCCAGCAGGGTCTTCCCGTTCTGCCGCGCCACCAGCACGATCACCCGGCGGAACCGGTACGACCCGTCCTCCTTGAGTTCTAGCGCGTGGATGAGGAGCCACTTCTGCCATGGGTAGAGCACGACGCCCAGGACCTGCGTCGCGAAGGCGATCACCTGGAATCCCGCCGATGTCTCCGGCGTGAGGTCACGCAGAGGCTTCGTCCACAGTCGCGGTTCCGTCCGGCCGAACAAGGAGGACATCAGCACCCCCACGTCAGATCGCGGCGCCGCCCCGCTCCTGACCCTTGACCCACGCATCCAGATCCGTCACAGACGCCGCGTCCGACTCCCCGTCGCCCTCTCCGCCAGAGTCCGGCGCGCCGAGGGCGACCATGCCGACAGGCAGGGACGCCGGCGTGATCATCAGCTCCGAGCATCCCTTCAAGTAGGACGGGATCGTTCCGAAGGCAGCCTTCTGCAACGCCTCGATCCCATCACGCTGGGCCTCGTCGATCAGCCACGCGAGAGTGCGCACCGCGGCGATCGCCCCGTCGAATTCCGAATGCCCCTTGAGGTGCTTCGCCGCGGCGACAGCCCGCCCCGTCGCCTCATAGACGTACCCGTTGCGGCGCCTCGGCGTCTCATGCTTCACCGGCGGGACGAACCGATCCCCCCAGCCCTTCAGCTGCTTGAGGATCTCGCGGTTCGCATCCAGGAGCGGGTTGGGGACCCGCTCGCCGTTCCGATTGTCGACCGTCACCCCATCCCTGGCGATCGCCTTGCGGAGGTCCCGCGCGATCGCCACCTGAGCACAGTAGGTCTCCAGGTCCTCGCCCACGATCGACGCTGGATTCTCGTGCCTGGCGACCACCTCACGCCACACGGCGGCGACGCCCTCATCGACGTGCGCAGGAGGCGGAAACTCCTCATCGGCCACCACGCTCACCCCCCTCGATGCGCCGCTGATACTGCGGACGCAGCTCCCGCAGCCTCTTCGCCAGAGCCGACCGCGAGCGCTGCCAGCCCAGTTCTCGCATGGCGGCGTCGATCGAGATGAACGGGTGGCGCTCGAGCATGGCGCGGATCTGAGGGTCCGACGCCTTCACGATGGCTTCGTCGGAAGACCGTCGCACGTAGCGCGTGCGGGCCCCAGGAGCGAGAGCAGCGCGCACCGCCGATTCGGAGATGCCCAGCTCCCGAGAAACCCATCGCACAGACTCCAGGAAGCCGTATGCGCGGCGAACGGCTTCCCGGTCTCTCATTTCGACCCCCCAACGGGTTTCGCGTGGACGGAATTCGAAATTCCAACCCCCCCGGGGTCCGTTCAGACTCGGGGGGAGAGGACGCGGTGGCGCGGGAGGTAGTCCGGCATCGGCCAATTTCTGGATTTTCTGGCGGCCTCGGGCGGCCGGGCTCCGCGGCCCCGTGAGGTCACGCTCGCTCGAACGCCTCGGCGAAGGCCTTGAGCCCATCGGCCACGCGTCGCTCCAAGTCCAGGCTGATGACAACCGTTGGGTGCTCGGTGTGCGCGTCCTCGACGGAGTAGCTGGCGGGCAGCTGGCACAGGATCTCGGCCACCATCGTCGGCTCACCGTCACCGATGCTCGCCCCGACCGTGAACCTCATCGGGACCTCTCCCACTGTCGGATGCTTCATGGCCTGCTCCATTCGGTCGATGGTCACCACCAGTCGGCCACGAGCTCGCCGAGATCAGCTTCGGGCGCCAAGGCACCTCGAGCACCGTTGCACCGGCGATGGGAGTGGCGGAAGTTCGCGGGGTCCTCCTGCATCTCCGGGCTTTGGCTCACCGTGTGATAGTGATCCAGGTTGTGGGAGTCCGGCGTCGACCCGGGCTCGGCGTCGTAGTCGATGCGCCCGAGGCAGATCCAGCACACGGACTGGTCGCGGGTCGAGGGGTCGGCATCGAGCCGCCTGCCCTCTTCGAAGAACACGCGACGCAGCTCGTTCATGCGCCGCGTGTTCTTCCTCTTGGTCTCAGCCACACCATCACCTCCCGACACTGGGCATGGCGAAGGGCCCGACCGGTCTGGTCGAGCCCTGGGCACACTTCTGCTACCGGCAGCAGTGTGACACTTATCGACCTCGGCTGTCCATAGGCCCGCTCGCGTGTCGCCGGACGCGGCGCCTGCGGGGGCGTCCCCGCGTCTGTGAGGCCAGCTCTTGGGCGGTGGCGTCCTGCCAGCACACCCACCTCCGTCCCCCCACCAGCTCGGAACGAACCCGGCGTCGGCTCACCCACTGACGCACCCGCGATGGCGTCGTCCCCAACCTCTCGGCCACGGTGGGCACCGGCAGCCACTCCAGGCCGTCAGGCGCTCGCATCCTCGTCCTCCCACCACCCGGGCCTGCTCCGCGCGATCATCTGCTCCGCCATCTCCTCCCACTCCCACCCCGACCACTGGCGCCCGCAGTCGGGGTTCTCGCACGTCACCCGCTCCGGCGCGCCGAACTCCTCGGGCGGGTGATAACGCAGCGAACGCTGCCCACACCACGGGCACGGCATCGGCACGTCGTGCTCACGCTCCTCCATCGGCCACCTCGCCAGGGCCGTGGCGACCTGGGCGCACAGGTCGCGGCGCATCTCCGGAGCCCAGTCCTGCTCCGCCACCCAGTGCAGGCGCGGCAGGAGCCACCGGACCGTGTCCTCCACGCCGCGCTGGGAGGCGAACGTGCGCTCCACGTCAGGGCGGTATGGCTGGCCCGTGTCCGGGTCGCGGCGCCACGCGGGCCGGGAGAACCGCCACCCCCGGGCGGGCGGACCCTGGAGGTGGTCCGGGTGCTCGGCCACGATCTCATCGACCCACGAGCCGAGCATGCCCACGATCTCGTCGGCCGTCTCAAGAGCCGCCGGATACAGGGACCGGGATCCCGGCACGCCCGACCCGCCGCCCTCGCGGCCCTGCGGAGACGACACGCTGGGAGCGGCCAGCTCACGCAGGTGAGCCGTCAAGCCCGGAATGTCCACCACCGCGCCGGTCAACCGCTGGAAGCACCACCGGCACAGGACGCCGTCGGAAGCCTCCCGCGGCAAGCACCCCTCGCACTCATCGTCCATGCAGGAGCCGAGATGCTGGCCC